CCGAAGAAATCTCGTCAAGGTCACGGAAAACATACTAAAATAGCCGCGAGTTCTCGAAATGCAAAAAAGAAGCGTTATCGAGGACAAGGTAAATAATAACGGACCCTCTCGGGGGTCTTTTTTTATGTGTAAATAGAAGAAATTGAGGAATTTACGAAAAATGAACGATTTTAAAGATCAACAAATGCTTCGTGAAATTGCAAATGATGATATAACACCCAAAAAACGCGATTCTAAGGTTCAAAATGACCTTTATGAGCGTATTAATGACGATTTTGAGGATGATGGGCTAGATTATGACACTGATGCCATTCCTCTAGCAGAATTTTAATAACGAATCCTTAATAAATAACTAAAATTTGTAATTTTCTTTTTTTGCAATGCCTATACAAAGGGTAAGCCAGGGTTTTAAGGATATTAGTATGACATTTCAGGTTAATCCTGTAAATGATGATCTTATTGGACTTAAAAATGAAAATGCAATTGCTCGTTCAGTGAGAAATATTGTATTTACCCTTCCTGGAGAAAAATTCTTTGATCCTACTTTTGGATCTTATGTCTCTGCATCCCTCTTTGAAAATATTGATGATCTTTCTGCTACAACCATTAAGGAAGAAATTACAAATTCTATTAAAAATTATGAACCAAGAGTTAAATTAGTTAGTTGTAGAGTTTTTCCAGATTTTGATAATAACTCCTTTGATGTTGTTATTGTATATGATATTATTGGAGCAGATGTTCCACAACAACAACTACAATTCGCTTTGCAATCAGCTAGATAAAAATGCCATTAGCCAATTTCGCTAACCTAGATTTTAATCAGGTTAAAACTACTCTTACAGAATATATAAGATCTAATTCTAATTTTACGGATTATAATTTTGAAGGATCTAATCTTTCATCAATTATTGATCTTTTAGCATATAATACTTACATTACTTCTTATAATGCAAATATGGTTGCTAATGAAGTATTCATTGATAGTGCTACCTTAAGAGAGAATGTAGTTTCATTAGCAAGAAATATTGGATATGTTCCCCGCTCACGTAAAGCAGCAAGGGCAACAGTTAGCTTTTATGTAGATACTACTAATATTGCTCCTGCACCCGCTTCATTAACGCTTAAAGCGGGTCCTATAGCCGGTACAAGTGGAACCTTTGGCAATAATTCTTATCTTTTCTCTATATTAGAAGATATTACTGTTCCTGTTATTAATGGAACTGCAACATTTAATGATATTAAAATATACCAAGGCACATTATTAACTTCTAACTATACATATAGTTCTCAAGATCCAAATCAAAAATTTATTCTACCTAATGCAGGTATTGATACTGAATTAATTTCAGTAACTGTTCGTCCAAGTGAAAATTCTACTATATCAACTAAATTTAGTCTTCAGGATAGTCTTTTTAACATTGATGCAACTTCTGCAGTTTATTATATTCAAGAAATTGAAGATGAAAGATATCAAATCTTTTTTGGAGATAATAATTTTGGAAAATCCCTTGAAGATGGTAATTTTATTGTAATAAACTATATTACTACTGCTGGAGATAGTGGAAATGGAGTAAGTTCGTTTACTTTTAATGGTAGGATTACATATACACGAAATGCAGTAGATTATACAGTTACTTCTGGTATTTCTTTGTTAACAACTGGTATAATCTCCTCTGGTGGAGAAGTGATTGAAGCTGTTGACTCTATTAAGAAGTATGCTCCTAGAATATATGCATCACAAAATAGGGCCCTTACTGCAAATGACTATGAAGCATTAATTCCATCTAGAATTTACCCAGACACTGAATCTATCTCCGTATTTGGTGGAGAAGATTTAATTCCTCCACAATATGGGAAGGTTTTTATTAGTATTAAACCCAAATCAGGTGATTTTTTACCTAATTTGACGAAAGAAGACATTAAGATGAGATTGAAGAAATATGCTGTTGCAGGAATTGTGCCAGAAATCCTTGATTTGAAATATCTCTTTATTGAAGTTGATTCAAAAGTATATTATAACACCAATCAAGCTCCAAGTGCTGCACAAGTTTCATCAGTTGTTCAAAGTAATGCTAATAAGTATGCAGAATCAATTGAGATGAATAAATATGGAGCAAAATTCAAATATAGTAAATTCTTGAAAGTTATTGATGATAGTAGTCCCGCTGTAACTTCTAATATCACAATAGTAAGAATGAGACGTGATTTAAGAGTTGCGTTAAATAGTTGGGCAGAGTATTCTATTGGATTTGGTAATGAATTCTTTATTCGTTCAATGAATGGTTATAATATTAAAACTTCTGCTTTTAAAATAAGTGGAATTTCTCAAGACGTTTATATGTCTGATATTCCCAATACAAATAGAATAAATGGTTCTCTTTTCCTATTTACTATTCCATCTGTTAATTCACAAACACCTACCATCGTTAAACGAAATATAGGAACGATAAATTATGCTTCTGGTGTTATAACTATGAGTCCTATTAATATACAATCTGCAATGTTAAAGAAAGGTCAACAAACTATTGAAATTGGAGTTTCTCCTGCTTCAAATGATGTAATTGGATTACAGGATTTGTATTTGCAGCTAGATATTAATAACAGTACTTTTGATACAGTTGTTGATGAGATTGCTTCTGGACTAGATCCATCAGCATCTAATTATATCGTATCTCAAAGTTATCCAAATGGTAATTTAGTCCGTCCTGGTGGAAGAACGGATACAACAGGTACTACACCTACTATCGCTTCAGTTCCTACTACAACATCCTACTAAGAAAGTAAAATAATAACATGGCCGAAAAAAGAGTTCAGTTTAGTAACATTGTTCAAAATCAGCTGCCTGCTTATGTGCAGACTGATTTTCCTTTAGTATCTGAATTTTTAAAACAATATTATATTGCTCAAGAATTTCAAGGAGCACCCACTGATTTAATTCAAAATATTGATCAATATACTAAAATTGATGAACTTACTGATTTAAATGAATCTGTAGAGTTATCTACCGATATTGGTACTTATGATGATGTAATTCCTGTTGATATGATACAGAATCCTCAAGGAACTAGAGGATTTCCTTCATCTTATGGATTAATTAAAATTAATGATGAAATAATCACTTATACAGGAATAGCTAATACTGCTTTTACTGGATGTATTAGAGGATTTGCGGGAATTTCCTCATATAGGGATGAATCATCTCCTGATGAAGTAGTTTTTGAATCGACAAAAGCATCTACGCATTCTACAGGTTCTACTGTAACTAATTTAAGTTGTCTTTTTCTTAAAGAGTTTTTATTAAAGACAAAATATCAAATTTTACCGGGATTTGAAGATAGAGCATTATCAACAACATTAAATGAGAAGGTTTTTCTAAAACAAGCAAAGGATTTTTATTCAAGTAAAGGAACTGATCAATCTTTTGAAATTTTATTTAAAGGATTGTATGGTGAAGATGTAAAGATCATAAGGCCAAGAGATTTTTTAATTACTCCTTCAAATGCTAATTATATTATTGGAAATGCTCTTGTAGTAGAGTCTATTGATGGTAATCCAGAAGATCTCCAAAATACAACATTATATCAAGATGAATATAAGTTAGATACTAATATTGGAAAAGCATATGCACCCATTACGGATATAGAAAAAATTATTTCTGTTGGTGCAGCACATACTTTTTATAAGTTAAAATTTGATGGAGGATATAATAAAGATGTTAGAGTAAAAGGTGCATTATATGGTGATTTTTCTGTTCATCCCAAAACTAGACTGATTGGTAATATTGGTATTGGAGCCACTACACTGGATGTGGATTCTACAGTTGGTTTTAAGGATACTGGAGAGTTAAGTGTAACTTTTGATAATGCAACAGTTGGTGTTGTCTCTTATACATCTAAATCTTTGACTCAATTTTATGGATGTTCTGATATAAATGAAACAATTTCCGATAAATCAAGTATTGGAATTAATACTTATGCATATGGACGTTCTTTTACTGATGAGAATCAAATTATTAAGGTTAGAATTAATTCAGTATTGCAAGATGTTAAATATGGCGATAATACATCATATTATGGACTAAATGATATTGCTCAACTCAAGACTTTAGGAATTTCTGATAGTTCTTTTAAATTTAAAAATTGGTTTTATAATATTTCCCCCATTTACAAAATTAAAAGTATTGAATTGATTGATTCTTTAGATTTTACTTATAAAATTACTTTAGATGTAGATCATATTCTTAATACTGGTGATTCTGCAACAATCGTAAGTTCTGATCTGATTGAAAAAGATACTAAAGTTATTAATATTCTTGCAGCAAAATCATTCGTTATTAGGGGTCAAGGACAGCTTTCCGATGTATTGTCTTATACTATTCAAAGAAATATTTTAAAAGCACAATCTACTTATTTTCCTGCTGTTACAAAATATCAGACAAACATTCAAAATGTATATAAAGAAAAATATAAAGATAATCTTTTAGTCGCATCTTCTTCATTACCTTCATATGATTCACAACCTCTTAATGTTTCAGATAGAAGTGTTACATTTTCGGGAACATTTAATGGTGAGGAATTGAATATTGGGAATCATACGTTCTATACTGGAGATATTGTATATTATATTCCTCAAATTGTAGATACTAGTAAAGTAAGCTATGGAGTAGTTGAAACTATAAGAACGGTCAATTCTTCTTTGTTTGGATCGGATATTGGCAATTTAACAGAAGGTGAGATTCCCCCTAATGAAGGTATTTACTTTATTAAGCGTATAAGTTCAACTACAATAAAACTAGCGAAAAGTAAGCCTAATATTTACAGTTCTGAATTTATTTCTATTAATAATGCAACTGTTACTAACTGTATAATAGAATTATATGATTTTAGAAATAAAACTTTAAATTCACAAAAACTCTTAAGAGAAATTGCTCCTCCAACAAATAATGGAGTTTTGGAAGATACAAAACCTGGTTTTACAGGAATTTTGGTGAATGGTGTAGAGGTTTTAAATTATAAGTCAACAGAAGTTATTCGTTATGGTAAAATTAATAATATTGACATTCTTTCTTCTGGAGATGGATTTGATGTTATAAATCCACCACCTTTATTAATTAAAGATTCTGTAGGAACAGGTGCTACTGGATATATTGCTCTATCCGGATCTTTACAGGAAGTTAGAATTATAGATCCCGGATTTGATTATGAAGAAACTCCTGTCGTGTCTATTACGGGTGGAAATGGGACAGGTGCAACAGCTGAAGTAAATATGACCTTAATTGATCATCAGGTTGCATTTAATGCTCAGGAGGAAGCTCTTGAAGTTGGATTAGGTACTACTGTATCAACTATTGGGTTTAGCACTTTCCATAAATTTAGAAATGCGGAAAAAGTAAATTATATTACGGAGAGTCAAAAGGCAATTAGTGGGTTAACTACGGATGCATCTTATTTTGTATCCACTGTAAACAATACTACAGTAAAACTTCATCCTACACAAGGAGATGCTATTGCGGGTATTAATACTGTTGTATTGCTTGCAGGAGGGATTGGAAGGCAATATTTAGAGTCTTATGATAAAAAGTCCGTAGTAGATGGAATTAATGTAGTTACTCCGGGAAGTGGATACGAAAATAAGAAGAGAACATCTCAACCTATAGGTGTTAGCACTGCTTTAAATGAAATTACAATTGACAATCATGGATATGATAAAGGAGAAATTGTAAAATATACTGCAGAAGGAACTGTTATTGGTGGATTAAGTGATGGATCGGAATATTATGTAACGAAAATAAATGATGATAAGTTTAAATTATCCACTAGTAAATCTTTATGTGCTACTGAACAATATATTGATTTTACCTCAGTAGGTTCAGGAACTCATCTTTTTAATTATCCCAATATTTCCTTTAATTTGATTGGAAAGATAGGAATATCTTCAATAGGAGATGAAACTTTTGAAGCTCAACTACAACCTATTTTTAGGGGTGAAATAACATCTATACATTTATCTAATAATGGGGTTGGTTATGGATCATCAGAAATTATTAATTATGAAAGATTGCCTGAAGTTTCAGTATTATCTGGATCGGATGCACAATTACAAGCTGTTATAAATGATGGGAAACTTGCAGAAGTAATAGTTTTAAATCAAGGAAAAAATTATAATTCTATTCCTAATCTGCTTTTAAGTGGAAGCGGATCTGGTGCATCAATTGCTCCTGTCATAACAGATGGAAAATTAACTTCTGTTAAAGTTGTTACGCAAGGTGGTGGATATAGCACTACTGATACTACTATTGAAGTTTTATCTGCTGGTAGTGAATCATCTGTAAGGTTTTATCCCAATATTCAAACTTGGAGAATAAATTTATTTAAAAAGTATTTTAATAGCTTTACTATTGATGATGGATTCATTGCTAAGGGGACGAATCTTGATTATGGACTTCAATATTCTTATCTTTATCCTCCGAGAAAATTAAGAGAGATAATGTTTGCTGTGGATCAATCTGGCACAGTATTATATGGAGATAGGGATTTAAAGAAATCTAATGATCTTGAAATAGATTCAACGGATCATTCTCCTATTATTGGTTGGGCATATGATGGAAATCCCATTTATGGACCATATGGATATTCTACTAATGATGGAGGAGTAGTTACTCAGATGAAATCTGGGTATAAAGAAGAAGCAAGTAAGAAAGAAAGTAGGCCACCTTTAGGGGAATATCCTGCAGGATTCTTTATTGAAGATTTTACTTATTATGATGTAAAAGATCAATCAGTACTTGATGAAAATAATGGAAGATTTGGAGTTACTCCCGAATTTCCTAATGGAGCTTATGCATATTTTTCTACCATTGATTCTGGAGTAATTCAAGACGGTCCTTTTGACAAATATAAAATTCCAGTATTTCCTTATTTTATTGGGGATAAGTATTATTCATCTTCCAATGATTATAATTTTAAATCAACTTCTAATCAAGATGAAGTAAAGTTAAGTGGATCTAATTGGTGTAGAAATACTCAACCTTATAATTTGATTGAAGGTAATTTAAGATATCTATATGCTCCTATTCCTAATGATTTAACCCAAACTATAGAAGTTAATGGAGTAATTCCTGGTAGTCTTAATAGTATTGGTATTGTGACAGGAGGTAATTCTTATCGTATTGGTGATTCTGTAGTTTTTGATAATACAAATACTAAGGGATATGGTGCGAATGCTACAGTTTCAAGAGTTTTGGGACCATCCGTAAGTAATGTAAGTGTTGCATCTAGTACACTAAGTGTGGGGATTTATCCTTCAAGTAAGAAAGGAAATTATATTCTTTTTGCAGAAAATCCTCATAATTTTAAAAATTCAGATCTAATTACTATTTCGGGATTGTCCACTACTTCATCAAAAATTGGAGGATCCTATAATGCAGGAATTTCTAGTAATCGACTTAATGTAGTTGGTGTGGGTACAACTTCTTCAGGAATTGGATCGGCTGTTGCAACTGGATTAGTTACTTATTTCAACGTGGGTGGAACTCTTACTTATCCATCTATTAGAGAAAACGATATATTAGGAATTGGAACTGAAAGGGTAAAAGTTTTAAATATAGATCCAAAATTATCTAGAATTAGAGTTATTAGAGAATTTGATGGGACTGTAGGCAATGCTCATACGGTAACAACTAAAATTTATGACGATCCTAGAAGATTAACTATAAATGCTGGTTTTAAATCTGATTTTAATTATAAGTTAAACAGACAAATTTATTTTAATCCATCCGAAGCAGTAGGATTAGGAACAACTGCAGCTGTGGGTATTGGTTCTACTCTTTATTTCTCTAATCCTGGTGCTGGAATAAGTGAAATCTTTATTCCTACTAAAACAGTTTATATTCCCCATCATAATTTGGCAACAGGAGATAAATTAACATATTCTCCTGGTAATGGAACAGGTATTGCAGTTGTTAGATTGGGAGATGATCCGGCAACAGGAGTATCTACTTTCACCGACGGAGATACTCTTTATGTTGCAAAAATAAGTGATTCTTTAATTGGATTATCTACTGTTACAGTTGGATTAGGTACAACGGGTACTTGGGTTGGTATAGCAA